TTACTTAGATTGTAAAAAAAGATTTACACGAAACGAATTTATAGATGGTACTTATACCATGAGCTGGGATAAAAACCGGTGGGAAAAACTAAGAAGAGACGGCTGGATAGAGGTATGGAGACAAAGAAACAGAACTACAATAAAATACTCTGTATTTAAAACCTCGTTTAAATGTAGCCAACTAATAAGTAGAATATACAGAGTGCTTCTAGGCGAAGAAGATTTACCAACTTCAGAAAGAAGTACGTTTTATAATAACAAATCATATACAGATAAAGTTTACAATAAAGCTATAGATGATATGATAAAAGACAAAGACAGATGAGCATACCGTTTAAAATGAAAGGGTTTAGTGGTTTTAAAGATGATAGTCAAGTTAATGACTCTTCGCCTGTTAAATTACAATTTGCTAAAGGTGATGGCGTACATCCTGGTACTCGTGGTTTAAAACTTTTTAATATAAGCAGAAAGCGTAGAACTAAAACTAGAAAAAATATAGTTCAAAAAATTACAGATAGTGACTGGAATCAAAGACGTATAAAAAAGAAAAAAACAAAACAAAAGATAAGACAAAAGATAAAGGAAGAAAGAAAAAGAGTCAAAGCTAGTAAAGATGGCGGTAGCAACCCTAGAACAATTGCAAATCCAAACGCTAGTTCTTACGAGCATAAATACTTTAGAAATTAAAATAAATAATATGGGTTTTAAACTAGGCAAGGGTAAACGTCCAACCATGTACGGTGGAACTATAAGATCAAAAATGAGATTTGGTCAAGAAGCAGGTGGTGATGCGTCTGTGCCTGGTACGCCTGTTATTAGAAAACCTTTAGAAGAAGGCGTGTTAGGTGAGGCTAACATGGATGGAACTATATATATAAGCGATAAAATAGTCCCTGGCAGTGACGAGGAAAGACAAGTAATAAATCACGAAATGCGACATGCTACTGATATGAAAGTTGGTAAATTAGAGTATGGAGATGATTATGTAAAATATAATGGTGACACGTTTGTAAGAGAAACTATAAACGGTAAGGATATGATTAATATCTACGGAGAATGGAAGGAAGCTGGTGATACTGGTTTTCCATGGGAAGATGACGCTAATAACGGAACACAACAAAACGTATAATATGTTAAACAAAATATTTTCAGCTGGCGCTGGTGAACTTATAAAAAATGTAGGTAGTGTTATAGATAATCTACACACGTCTAAAGAAGAAAAGCTTGAAGCTGAAAACAAAATAAAAAACATGATAATGGGTTACGAAGCTGAAATGCAAAAGCAAGTAACTGAAAGATGGGGTATGGATATGAAATCCGACTCTTGGTTATCAAAAAATATAAGACCATTAGTCTTAATGTTTTTAGTAATATCTACGGTATTAATGATATTTATCGATGCTGGAGCTATTACTTTTGAAGTAAAAGACACGTGGGTAGACTTATTACAATTAGTATTAATAACAGTGATTGGTGCTTACTTCGGTGGTAGATCACTAGAAAAAGTAAAAAAATAAAAAAATGGGATATATTTCAAAATTAATTAAACCAACACCCGCTGTGGCAACAATGATACAATCCAACAAAACAGACCTTCCTTTTGGGGCGGGAGATGTTATTTGTGATTGGACTGAGTTTGAAGTTCCAGTAGGAACAGTAAAGTTAGAATCTGTAATGTTATTAATAACTGGTCAAGATGCAACACCTCAAACATCTAGAGATATAGTTGTGTATTTTGCCAAAGGGAACGCAGATGGCACAGCTCCTTCTTCTTTAGGAACTGGTAATACTTCAGTTGATGGAAAAGGTTTTTACAACAACGTTTTAGGACACACTATATTAGATATTCTTAATTATGACGCTAGACTAGACTTTGCAAGTATTGTTACAGCCAGCACAACCAACTCGGACTCTAGTATGAACCATACAAATCTAGTTCTTTCAGCAGAAGACTCTGTTTTGGGAACGCACAAGCTATACGTTGGCTTGGTAGGAGGTGCGGCTTATGATGGAGATTTTTCTACAGGAGTATTATTAAACGATGCAGACAACGTTGCTGCCGGCGACACCGCTTTAGTAACAGATGGTACAGACGCTAATAAAGTGTTTAATCCTGGTGACGTTATACTTAAACACGACTCTGATACAGTTGTAGGAACAGTTAAATCTGTTGGTGCTAACTTAATAACATTAGAAAGTGGTAGCGGGGTAGCTATAACAGACGACGATGAATTAGTACACGCAAGTCCAATAAAAATAAGATTAGGATTTGCATATTAAAAAATAATAATTAAATTAAATAAAATGGCAAAGAACACAAGTAAAAAAATCAAGGAGTTGAAGGCTGAAAAACCTTCTAAGATTACAAACGAAGAATTAAATCAAGTACAATCGGTAATTAACGATATTAATAGAGCGCAACTAGAAGTTGGGTCTATGGAAAGTAAAAAGCATAATCTTTTACATCACGTATCTATGTTACAAGAACAGTTAAATAAAATGCAAGTTGACTTTGAAAAGACTTATGGTACAGCTGATATTAACATTCAAGATGGTACTATAAATCATAAAAAAGATGTCAAAACTAATTAGAAAAATCACTGTAGGTAAAGACTACAAAAACGACGCTATGCATTATGCTGTTGGTCAAGATGTTTATGGTGGACATACAATATCTGATATTATAGAAGAGAAAGATAAATATTCTATTTATATAAAGAAAAACAAAGATGTGTTACCGTGGAAAGACTTCAATAAAAATATGGCTGTATCTGTAGAGTATAACTTAGAGTACTAATGAAGGCGCCTTTTGACTTTGTTATAGAGCCAAAAGGAAATAGATATAACAACACTACAAAAGTTGGTAATAAAGATCTTATATTAAATACAGAAGTTTATAACCATCAGTTTGTAAATAGAGAAGCTATTGTTAAGTCTGTTCCTACGGCTTTTAAAACAGAAATAAAACCTGGAGATACTATTATAACACATCATAATATATTTAGAAGATGGCATAATCAATATGGTGTAGAAAAAAATAGTAGAAGTTATTTTGACGAAAACACTTATCTTGTAAAAGAAGATCAAGTTTTTTTATACAAAAGAAACGGCAAGTGGAAAGCCCCTAAAGGATATTGCTTTGTACAACCTATTAAAGATAGAACTCGGTTCGGTGTTGATGAAGAAGAGTCTTGTATAGGTATTGTTAAGCATACTGACGGTTCTTACGAAAAAGGAGATTTAGTAGGATTCACGCCTTTTTCAACGTACGAGTTTGTAGTTGATGGAAAAAGACTATATAGAGTTATGACACAATTTATTACAATTAAATATGAATACGAAGGAAACGAAGAAGAGTATAATCCAAGCTGGGCAGAAAGCGGTGGAGGAGCTGATTAAAGTTGCAAAAGAACCTATTGTAGATTCAGACGACGATATATCAGCTGATAGATTAAAAAATGCCGCAGCTACTAAAAAACTAGCTATATTTGACGCATTCGAAATACTTAACAGAATCCAAGAAGAAGAAAACTTGCTTGAGGGCAAAACACCTAAAGAGGCAGAGAAAAAAGTCTTTAAAGGATTCGCAGAAGGTAGATCTAGGTAATGTACAAGCAAAGTTTAGTTAATACAGTTGAGCCAATAAAAAGAACCACTATTACCAGAATGAACAGAGGTAAGAAGTGGAAGTATGGTTACAACAAAGAACACGATTTAATAGTATTATCTCACAATGGAGTTATAGGTGAGATTATAGAAATACAAAATTTAATTATAGCGCTACCTAAACCACCTAAAGAAGTATATAAGCACGAGAAAAACAAGTGGGTGAAACAAGAGTATCCCAAGGAGTTAGAACGTATTAAAAACATATTCGATTGGAGGAGTTATCCGGAAAATAACAAAGAAAAATGGTACGATTACATAGACGAAGAATTTAAACGACGAGAGGAGGGTTTCTGGTTTGTGAATAATGGTAAACCAACCTGGATAACTGGTACGCACTATATGTATTTACAATGGAGTAAAATTGATGTTGGTGCTCCAGACTTTAGAGAAGCAAACAGATTGTTCTATATATTCTGGGAAGCTTGTAAAGCAGACAAAAGATGTTACGGTATGTGTTATCTTAAAAACCGTAGGTCAGGGTTTTCTTTTATGTCAAGTGCAGAAACAGTTAATTTAGCTACTATATCGAGTGATAGTAGATATGGTATATTATCTAAGTCAGGTGCAGATGCAAAGAAAATGTTTACAGATAAAGTAGTACCTATATCGATTAACTATCCTTTCTTTTTTAAACCTATACAAGATGGTATGGATAGACCTAAGTCTGAATTAGCGTATAGAGTACCAGCAAGTAAGTTTACAAGAAAAAAGATTACAGCAAACGAACAGCTTGAAGATATTAAAGGATTAGATACAACTATAGACTGGAAAAACACAGGAGACAATAGTTATGATGGGGAGAAATTAAATTTATTAGTTCATGATGAAAGTGGGAAGTGGGAAAGACCTGACAACATATTAAATAACTGGAGAGTTACAAAAACATGTTTACGACTAGGTAGTAGAATTGTTGGTAAATGTATGATGGGCTCAACTTCAAATGCATTAGACAAAGGTGGAGATAACTTTAAAAAATTATACAACGCGTCAGATGTCACCGCAAGAAATAAAAATGGCCAAACAAAGTCTGGTTTATATTCTTTGTTTATCCCAATGGAATGGAACTACGAAGGATTTATTGATGAATACGGACATCCAGTATTCGATAATCCAGATAATGATGTCCTTGGACCAGATGGCGAACTAATTGACATAGGTATAATAGAACATTGGAATAACGAGGCAGAAGGACTAAAGTCTGATCAAGATAGTTTAAATGAGTTTTACCGCCAATTTCCTAGAACAGAGGAGCATGCTTTTAGAGATGAAACAAAAAACAGTATATTTAATTTAGTAAAAATATACGAACAGATAGACTATAACGAAGGCATAGGCGCACAGGGAAACATAAGCACTGGTAACTTTCAATGGGTTAGCGGAATAAAGGATACGCAAGTTATATTTTACCCAGATCCAAAGGGTAGATTTAAAGTAAGTTGGTTTCCGCCTATTCATATGCAAAACAAGATCATTATAAAAAATGGTATTAAGTATCCTGCAAACGAACACATGGGAGCTTTTGGTTGTGATAGTTACGATATATCAGGAACGGTAGATGGCAAGGGGTCAAATGGAGCTTTACATGGATTAACTAAGTTTTCAATGGAAGATTGTCCACCTAATCACATGTTTTTAGAGTACGTATCAAGACCACCAACAGCAGATATATTTTTTGAAGATATATTAATGGCTTTAGTGTTTTATGGTATGCCATTACTTTGTGAGAACAACAAACCAAGATTGTTGTATTATTTAAGAAGAAGAGGTTACAGAGGATATAGCATGAATAGACCAGATAAAACTTGGAATAAATTATCTGCAACAGAGAAAGAAATAGGTGGTATACCTAACTCAAGTGAAGATATAAAACAAGCTCATGCGGCTGCTATTGAGATGTACATACAGAATCATGTTGGTCATTTAAAAGATGGTGTTTATGGAAACATATATTTTAACGAGACGTTAAATGATTGGGCTAGATTTGATATAAATAAAAGAACAAAGTTTGACGCGTCTATAAGTTCTGGATTAGCCATTATGGCTTGTAATAGACATTTATATGCTCCAAACGCTAAAATAGAGAAACAAAAGTTAAATATAAATATTGCGAAGTATACTAATACTGGAAACGCATCAAAAATAATAAAGTAAAATATGGCAGAGTCTGTTATAAATAATTATTTTCCTAGTCAAGTTGTAAGCGACGCTGAGAAGCTAAGTTACGACTATGGGTTAAAAGTAGCTAAAGCTATTGAATCTGAGTGGTTTCACAGAGATCGTGGTTACAATAGATATGCTACTAATCAAAATAATTTCCACAACTTAAGATTATACGCTAGTGGAAATCAATCAATTCAAAAATATAAAGATGAGTTATCTATAAACGGTGACTTAAGCTACTTAAACTTAGACTGGACACCAGTTCCAATTATACCTAAGTTTGTTGATATTGTTGTAAACGGTATTGCTGAAAGGATGTATGATATAAAAGCTTATTCACAAGATCCTTATGGAGTAGCTAAAAGAACTGAGTATATGGAATCTATACTTGGAGATATGCAGACTCAAGACATGAATGACTTTGCGCAACAAGCTTTTGGCGTTAACTTATATGAGAACGATCCAGAAACGTTACCAGAATCACAAGAAGAATTAGACCTTCACATGCAGTTGACTTATAAGCAGTCTGTAGAGATAGCAGAAGAACAAGCTATAAATGTTTTAATGGATGGAAACAATTACGAGCTAATTAAAAAAAGATTTTATAGAGATTTAACTGTATTAGGTATCGGCGCTGTAAAAACTGGGTTTAATACTTCAGAAGGAGTTGTTATAGATTATGTTGATCCAGCAGACTTAGTTTACTCGTATACTGAATCACCATATTTTGATGACGTGTATTACGTTGGTGAAGTTAAGACCATACCTATAAACGAGCTAGCTAAAGAATTCCCACACTTAACACAAAGTGATTTAGAAGAAATAATACAAACAAGATCTGTATATACTAACGATTACCAACACGGTGGCGGAAAGTACAAAGATATAGATAATAACCAAGTTCAAATATTATATTTCAACTTCAAGAGCTATATGAACGAGGTTTATAAAATGAAAGAAACTGGAACTGGAGCTTTAAAAGCTATTGAGAAAGAAGACACGTTTAATCCACCAGCAGACAAAGAAGGTGGATACGAAAGATTACACAGGGCTATAGAGTGTTTATATGAAGGAGCTATGGTTCTTGGTACTAGTAAATTACTTAAATGGGAAATGGCTAAAAACATGATGCGTCCTAAAAGTGATTTTACAAAGGTTAAAATGAATTACTCTATAGTCGCACCTCGGATGTATAAAGGTAAGATAGATTCGTTAGTAAAACGTATTACAGGTTTTGCTGATATGATACAGCTTACTCATTTAAAGTTACAACAAGTAATGTCACGTATGGTTCCAGATGGAGTTTACTTAGACGCTGATGGCTTAGCTGAGGTTGATTTAGGTAACGGAACTAATTATAATCCGCAAGAAGCCCTAAACATGTTCTTCCAAACTGGTAGTGTTATAGGTAGATCATTTACACAAGACGGTGATATGAACCCTGGTAAAGTACCTATACAAGAAATAACATCTGGCAGTGGAGGTAATAAAATGCAAGCACTTATAGGTAATTATAATTATTACTTACAGATGATTAGAGATGTAACTGGATTAAACGAAGCTAGAGATGGTTCTACTCCAGACGCTAT